CGAGACTGGCCGCGCAACGAGTGACATTCTGTCGGACAAACTGTGCCGACAGATCGTCAGGCCAAAGTGTCAGGCCAAGATGTCAGGTTCACAGGAACAGAGGAGCACCACGATGGCGATGGAACCACCCGACGCAGGCATGGTCACCAAAGAGCAGGCCGCCATGCTGCTGCTCACCGACAACGCAGGCATCCAGAAGCTGGAGCGCGAAGGCGCATTCAAGCAGGTCGGCACCAACCGCTACTGGCTCAAAGACCTCGTGCAAGGCTTCGCACGACACGTCCAAGAGCACCGGCTCGACACCGACACCCAGACCCTTGCAGCGTGCTGGGGCCTCAGCCAGTCCCGCGTCAAACAGCTCTCCACCGAAGGATGGTTCAGGCCACTGACGCACGGCCTCGGCAAATACAGCTGGATCGAGGCATGCAGCGGCTTCGTCAAGTTCCTGCGCGACGAGGACAGGCGCTCGACGCGGTCAGCAGTCGATGCACGCATCAAAGACGCGAAGGCACGCGACATCGAGGTCCGCACGCAGCAGCGGCTCTCACGTCTCATCCCATTGGACGTGTATGAGGAAATGATCGACAACCTCGCGGGCATCGTCAGGGCCGAGTTCGCAGGGCTTGCAGCGGCAAGCACACGAGACCTCACCATGCGGCGGATCATCGAGAGGGAAGTGAATGCCAGACTACGGCGGATCGCAGAGCACTCAATGGCACAAGCCATACGGTTGGAGACGCATGGCGGCGCTGATGATGCCGTCAGAGCCAACGGAGCCGGACATATGGGCGGCGGCGAACAGGACATACCCAGCAACAGCGGCGGTGCCAGGGCCGCGTGATCCGCTCTTAACCCCATACGTCATCGAGCCAGAGCGGGTCATCGCATCAGGCGCTTACAAGCGCGTTGTCATGGTGTTCGGGGCGCAGTCGGGCAAATCAGAGCTGATGCTCGACGTGGCGGGCCAGCGGCTCGACCAGCGTCCAGGCCCCATCCTCTACGTCGGCCCCAACAAGCAGTTCCTCACCGAGCAGTTTGAACCGCGCGTCATGGCACTGCTGGACGAGGCACCGTCCCTCACCAACAAGCTCGCGCGCGGCAAGCGCATGACCAAGACGCGCAAAGTCATCGCAGGCGTCCCGTTCCGCCTCGCGCACTCAGGCTCATCGACGGCACTCAAATCAGACCCCGCAGTGCTCGCACTGGTCGATGAGTATGATGAGATGCGGGACAACGTGAACAATCAGGGCGGGCCACTCGGTCTGGTCGAGCGGCGCGGCGACACCTATGCCGACTTCGTTTGCGTGGTCACCAGCACACCCAAGCGGGGCCGGGTCGGCACAGCCATGGACGAGGCATCACGGCTGTTCTTCTGGGAGCCAGCGGAGGCCGAGGACATCGAAAGCCCGATCTGGCAGCTGTGGCAGCAGGGCACACGCCACCACTGGACATGGCCGTGCCCGCAGTGCAGCGAGTATTTCGTCCCACGCTTCGACCTGCTGCGCTTCCCACTAAAGTCCACACCACTGGAGGCGGCACGCGAGACCATCCTTGAGTGCCCGCACTGCGGCGGCGTGGTCGAGGATCACCACAAGGCCGACATGAACGCACGCGGCAGATACGTCGCACCGGGCCAGACCATCGACAAGGAAGGTGTCGTCAGCGGCGATCCGCCAGAGACCAAGTCCGTCTCATTCTGGTGCTCCGGTCTCGCATCACCGTTCGTCACCTTTGGCGAGCGCATCGCGGTCATGGTCGAGGCGCAGCAGTCCGGCGACGATGCCATGGTCCAGCAGGCGATCAACGCAGGGTTCGGGGAGCTGTATTCACCGGGCGGCGGCGAGGTCCCCGAATGGATGGAGATCAAAGAGAAGTCCCGGCAGGCCACCTACCAGCGCGGTCAGGTGCCAGAGGATGTGCTCTACCTGACACTCGCATGCGACGTGCAGCGGCACTCCATCCCATGGGTCATCAGGGGCTGGGGCGCGCGGGCCAGCTCATGGCTGGTCAACTACGGCTACCTCAGGGGCGACACCTCAGAGGAGGAAATCTGGCTCGCACTGGGCGACCTCGTCACCCAGCCAATCGAGGGCATGCCCATCCGCCTCTGCTTCGTGGACAGCGGGTTCCGTCCCGGCAAGACAGACACCCTGCCGATCAATCGCATTTATGAGTTCTGTCGCAGGTTCATGCGCAGGGTCAGGCCCACCAAGGGGTCATCCAGCGCGATGCGGCACCCGCTGGTGTTCAGCAAGATCGAGGTCAGTCGCAAAGACGGCAAGGCAGCGAAGTATGGCCTCGACCTCGTCAGGCTCGACACAGACCACTGGAAATCATGGGTGCACGAGCGGCTGCGCTGGCCGGACGACCACATCGGCGGCTGGCATGTTTTCAGGGGCGTGGACGACGACTACTGCCATCAGCTGGTCTCAGAGGCACGCCTCAAGAAGCCGACAGGCGCGGTCGAGTGGGTGCAGCGCAGCAGAGACAACCACTACTTCGACTGCGAGGCTATGCTTGCAGCCTGCGGTTATCTCCTCAACGTCCAGCGCATCCCATTGCAGAAACATGGCGTGAGAGCTACAGATCGTGACGGCAGGGAGCCATCAACCCCACCTGAGGTAGTAGTAGCGACACCAGACACGCCGCCAGTCCCCCCGCAGATCATGCGGGCAAGACCAGTCAGGCGCATCATCAGGTCGAGCTACCTCGGGGCGTAGGCCCCACATGCAAACCCACGAAGAGCTTGAAGCAGAGATCGCGGCGCTCAAAGCGGAGAACGCGCGACTGGCAGCACGCCCCACGCCAGCACAGCCGGTCGCGGTGCCGCAGCGCAACAGGATGATCGCGGTGCCCAGCGCCATGCTGGCGCGGCGGCGCGGCAAGGCACTCGATCCAATCCTCATCCAGGGGCAGATCGACGGTCTCACCCAGATCATCACCTCAGGCGTCAACAGCGCTGGCTACGGCGACAAGCGCACCGAGTTCCGCTCGCTCACCGAGCTGCGGCAGATACTGTCCGGCCTGGAGGAGGACCTTGAAGGCGCACTCGGTTACGGCGGGCGCATTCGCCAGATCAGGATGACAACGTCAGCCGACAAGGCACTCTGATGGGCATCATCAAGGACGTCCTCAGCGGCAGGCTATTCGGCAAGCAACAGGGGCCTCGCATGTCGTTCGACGCGGGGGGCCAGCGGCGGCGGCTCAGATCATGGGTGCCGACGCAATACACCACCAACGTCATCATGTCCGAGACGGGCAACCTGCTGCGCTCGCGCGCGCGGGACGCCCTCAGGAACAACCCGCACGCCAACGCCGCCTGCGACAGCTTCGTCGCCAACCTCATCGGCACCGGCATCAAGCCCTCGTCCCTGCTCAGCGACCAGCCCGACATCCGCGAAGACATCATGGAGACGTGGCTCGACTGGACAGACAAAGCAGACGCGGACGGTCTCGCTGACTTCTACGGCATGCAGACCATCGTCGCGCGCTCGATCTTTGAGGCAGGCGAGTGCTTCATCCGGTTCCGCAATCGCAGGCCAGAGGACGGCATGACGGTGCCGTTGCAGGTGCAACTACTCGAAAGCGAGATGTGCCCCTACTGGTTCAACATGCAAGCCGACAACGGCAACTGGATCATGAACGGCATCGAGCTGGACCTCAGGGGCAAGCGTGCGGCTTATTGGTTCTATCCAATCCATCCGGGCGACATGCCGATTGAGGTGTTCGGTTCAATGGCACCGGTCCGCATCCCGGCCTCAGAGGTGCTGCACGTATTCAGGTGCACGCGACCGGGTCAGATGCGCGGTGTGCCACTCGTCACGCCAGCGCTCGTCCGCATGTTCTTACTGGACCAGTATGATGACGCGGAGCTTGAGCGCAAACGCATCGCAGCGATGTTCGCAGGCTTCATCACCACCGCCACCCCGGAGGACGTGATCCCCATCGACGGCGTGGACAACTCCGCGCCGCAGGAGAACATCGCACTGTCGGGGCTGGAGCCAGGGACCATGCAGACCCTGTTGCCAGGAGAGGACATTAAGTTCTCAGAGCCAGCGGACGTCGGCGGGTCTTACGAGAGCTATCAGTATCGCCAGCAGCTCGCACTGTTCGCGGCGGTCGGCATCCCCTACTCCATCGGCACCTCAGACCTCAGGCGGGCCAACTACAGTTCGTTGCGCGGCTCCATCGTGGAGTTCAGGCGCAAACTGGAGCAGATGCAGCACAACATCATCGTGTTTCAGATGTGTGCGCCGATCTGGAAGCGCTGGCTCGACACAGCGGTCCTGG